TGGTCTGTGTTCCTGAAACCAATCTGTAAATGTGCTTTGTGTTACTGTATCTTTCATAATTAACCTTTCTTTATTTGAATTAATTCATCTTAATACTATTCATTATACATTTACAACATAAAATATATTAAATTGTGATATTAATTATATATTACTTGAACTATGTTCACCCTTTGTTCTACATTGAGTTGGATATTGGCAGATTTCCGCCACAAACTAACAATAAATACTATTGCAAACCCTCTTTACTCTCTCCTAACTGTAATAAGAGATAATAAGAATAAGAATGGATCATTTAATATTATGTTATGGATAATTGCTTGTGTTAGCGTTTTATTACACCACAAAAGACAAATCGGTTAAACAAATTATAAAATTAATAGAATAAGTTAAATCATTACAATTAAACACAAAATAAAAACCAATTAATAATTATTTAGTTATTACGTTGTTTATTTTACATAAGATATATTATACGAATAGCTGATTAGGTGGGTTTTACACCACCCCACCCCATCATCTACGCATGGGCGGTTGCGTATATATATCTATTGATCCAATCAGACAATCAAAAGAGGGGGGTTTTATTTACAAACCTATGCAAATCAGTTTATAAGCAATAATGGAACTCCCAAATAAACGGTATAATATAATTTACGCAGATCCAGCTTGGACTTTTAAAACGTGGTCTGGTAAAGGCAAAGAAAAGTCTGCTGAAAATCACTATGTTTGCATGACGGTTAAAGATATTTATAATTTACCTGTGGAAAATATTTCTAAAACTGATTGTGTATTGTTTTTATGGGTTACTTACCCAATGCTTGAAGATGGTTTAAAAACCATAAACCAGTGGGGTTTTACATACAAGACTTGTGCTTTCAGTTGGGTTAAAAAGAATAAAAAGTCAGACACATGGTTCTGGGGTTTAGGATATTGGACTAGGGCAAATAACGAAATATGCCTATTAGCAACTAAAGGCAAACCCAAGAGAGTGTCTAAAAGCGTTCATCAGATCGTTGATGATCGTATTAGGGAACATTCTCGTAAACCTGACTGCGTAAGAGATCGAATTGTTGAATTATGTGGTGATTTACCACGCATAGAGCTATTCGCAAGACAAAAAACACCTGGCTGGGATGTATGGGGTAACGAAGTATAATGGAACTAACATTAAAATTTAGTGTAGCACCATCAGTGTTATTCTTAGAGACTAGACTACCTTTAAAGGCGGTTGAGGATCTCAATACGTATCTGGATAAAAGGCATAAAAAGAACGCTGAATCTTTCGCAGATAAGCTCGTAGGGCAAATATCGCATGGAGAGCAGCTTAAAATGGATTCTGAAGATGAATTGGTGAAGCCTTTAGTTCAAATTGTGGCAAATATGTCACAAGAGTACGTAGAACAGTTCACAAAGACCATTGGAGCATCGCCAATGAAGAGATTACCACAGGTTCATAGCCTATGGTCAGTTCATTCTTACGAAAGAGACTACAATCCTGTACACGATCATGGGGTTGATACCATTATGGGTATAAGTTTCACTACATGGACTAAAATACCACCTCAAATAGCTAATGGAGAGGAATATACCGCCTCTAAATTATACAATTCGAGTGGTTTAGCTGACGGATATTTACAATTTCACTTCGGACAGACTGGAATAAGGGGTTTAGAGGAGCTTAGACCTCCTTTTTCTCGTACTATAAAGCCTGAAGTAGGAAAATTATTAATGTTTCCATCATGGTGTCAACACACCGTTTATCCTTTTGAGGGTAAAGGGGAACGCAGAACAGTAGCAGGGAACCTTAATATGTTCCCTAAAGAATAAGGAGAGTTTATGGCAAGACCAAAACCATCAGAAACAAGAACTAGACGTTCTATAGCGGAAAAAAAGAAATCTAAATTTGGCGATGATACTATGCCTGAATGGCTTAGATCAAAAAAAAGCCTGACGTTTAAAGAATGGCAAGATTTAATGAAGAAATTTGCTATCTAGAAAGGTTAACCAATGAAAAAAAAGAGAAAACCATACTAAGGAGAACATTATGGACAAAATAAACGCAATTATCGAATGGGTAAAAGATTACCGATTATGGGAAACTAAAGATTACATCAAAGCTGGTGTAGTTGTTATTGTTGTTATAGGGATCATTGTATCTATAGCATAATGGCACAAAGAGGAGGCAAGAGACCAGGAGCAGGTAGACCAAGAGGAGTCACCGCAGGCACTAAGCACGAAAGATTAGAAAAAATGCTACGTAAAGGAGCTAAAACTCCCCTACAATATATGCTGAACATCCTGAACGACAAAAAAACATCCCCTGAAAAAAAGATGTGGGCTGCCGAGAAAGCTGCACCTTTCGTACACCCTAGACTATCCTCAATAGACCAAAAACTACAAGGAGACAAAGACGAGCCAGTCGAAATAGAAGTTAAATGGAAGGAATAGTTTGAAGATTGAAATACCTTACAAACCACGACCCTTACAAAAAGAACTCCATAATCAATTAAAACGCTTTAATGTTATATGTTGTCATCGTAGGTTTGGTAAAACAGTTTTTGCAATAAACCACTTAATAAAAACAGCGTTAAATAAACCAAATCAACGCTTGGCATACATTGCACCCACTTATCGACAAGGTAAGAACGTGGCTTTTGACTATTTAAAAGAATACACCCAACCCTTAATGAAATTAGGGGGGAGTAGACATGAGACCGAATTAAAGGTAGACCTATGGAATGGTTCACGTTTACAAATATTCGGTGCTGACAACCCAGATGCCCTTAGAGGCTTGGGGTTTGATGGTGTCTGTATGGATGAGTTCGCTTTAATGTCGCCTCGTACTTGGACTGAGGTAGTTAGACCTGCAGTTTCTGACAAACTAGGCTATGTTATATTCATTGGTACGCCAATGGGTCATAATCAGTTCTGGGATGTCTACGACCTTGCAAAACGCAGAGGTGGAGACTGGAAGGCGGTTTTATATAGAGCTTCTGAAACAGAAGTTATAGATGCTGATGAGCTTGAAGAAGCTAGGGCAACCATGCCAGAAGATCAGTACGAACAAGAGTTTGAATGTAGTTTCCAAGCTGCAGTATCTGGTGCTTATTATGGTAAGCAGATACAAAAAGCTGAGAAAGAGAATCGAATTGTAGATGTTGAATACGATCTAAACGTAGATGTAGAAACATGGTGGGATTTAGGGATTGGTGATTCAACTGCAATTTGGTTTGCACAAAGAGTAGGTGAGGAAGTTCACCTTATAGATTATTACGAAACGTCTGGAGAATCACTTGCACATTATGCAGATGTTTTAAAAGAAAAAGCATACAATTACGGTAGACACATTGCACCACACGATATAGTGGCACGTGAATTAGGTACAGGTAAATCAAGATTAGAAGTTGCAAGGGAACTTGGAGTTAATTTTGATGTATGTCCTAAATTAGAAATACAACACGGTATTGAGTCTGTTAGAAACACGCTTGATAAGTGTTGGTTTGATCGTAATAGGTGTAAACTTGGTATTGAATGTTTGCGACAATACCGTAAAGAGTATGATGATAAGATGCAGACATTTAAAAACAAACCGTTGCACGACTGGAGTTCGCATGGATCTGATGCGTTTCGCTATGGTTGTGCGATAGATCCTGACACAAAGAGTCAATGGAAAACAGAAATTAACGTAGATACAAGGTATATAGTTTAATATGGCAAAAGGAAAACCCTTAACAGAACCAGAAGTCACAGCAGTATTGCAATCAGAAATTAACGCTTCACTTGGTTACATTGGTTCAGACATAACAACCCAAAGACAAAAATCTTTAGAATATTATTTTGGTGAACCATTTGGTAACGAGCAAGAAGGTCGTTCACAAGTTGTTTCAACAGATGTCAGTGATGTAATTGAATCAATTCTACCAACACTACTTAGAACATTTGCAGCTAGTGATGATGTTGTTAGATGTGATCCTGTCACAGCAGAAGATGAAGAAGTTGCAAAACAGGCAACTGATTATTTGAATTACGTATTCAATAAAGATAACGATGGGTTTGTTGCACTTTACACATTATTCAAAGACGCATTAATACAAAAAAACGGAATTGCAAAAATATATTGGAATACATCTGAAAAACGAGAACAAGAAACTTACGAAAAACTAAGTGATGATGAATACACTATGCTTATTGATGAAGATGGTGTTGAAGTAAAAGAACACTCAGAATATTCTGACGAAGATGCTATTACTGCAAAACAAAAAATGATGGAACAAACAGATGATCCTATGTTGATGCAGCAAATAGAAGATCAACCAGTTCCTATGTTGCATGATTGCGTTATTACAAGAATTGAAACATTTGGCAAAGTTAAAATTGAAGCTATACCACCTGAAGAGTTTTTAATTGAACGTAGAGCAAAGAGTTTACAAGATGCAAACTTTCTTGCACACCGTACAACACAAACAAGATCACAGCTTATTGAAGCAGGGTTTGATGCAGACCTAGTTAACTCTTTACCAAGTGATATATCAGATAAATACAACGAAGAAAAAATTACTCGTTATAATAATTTAGATTATGACTATGATAGTAATGCAGGCGAAGCATCTACAGATGAAATAACAGTTTTTGAATGTTATGCGAAAATGGATGTTGAAGGCGATGGCATTGCGAAATTAAGAAAAGTAACTATGGCTGGTACAGGTGGCTATAGTATTTTAGATGATGAATTATGCGATAGCATACCATTTATTTCTATCACACCGATCATGGTTCCTCATAGGTTCTTCGGTAGATCAGTTTCTGAAATGACTGAGGACTTACAACTTATTAAGTCAACAGTTATGAGGCAGTTGTTAGATAATATGTATCTAACTAACAACAACAGAGTTGCAGTTATGGATGGTCAAGTTAATCTTGACGACTTACTCACTAACCGACCAGGTGGCGTAGTTAGAACTAAAGGTTCGCCAGGTCAAGTGATGATGCCAATGCAAACACAAACTATTAATCAACAAGCATTTCCACTCCTTGAATATCTTGACACAGTAAGAGAACAACGTACAGGAATAACAAGATACTCGCAAGGCATGGATGCTGACTCTCTTAACAAAACAGCAACTGGTGTTAATGTAATTTTAACCCAAGCTCAAATGAGAGTCGAGTTGATTGCACGTATCTTTGCCGAAACAGGCGTTAAAGATATGTTTGGAAAAATATTTGAATTGGTGGTTAAACATCAAGACAAAGAAAGAATCATAAAAATCAGAAATTCATTCGTACCATTTAGACCGATGGAGTGGAGAAACAGATGTAATGTTTCAATTAACGTAGGACTTGGAACTGGATCAAGAGATCAACAACTTTCAATCCTAAATAACATCTTACAAACTCAATTAAAAGCATTAGAGCTACAAGGCACTCCTGCTGGACCAATGGTTAACCTAAGAAATATTTACAACACACTTTCAAAAATTGTTGAAAACGCAGGGTTGAAAAATACTGGTCTGTTCTTTACAGATCCAGATGTAGGTATGCAACAAATGCCACCTCCTCAACCACCGCAACCAACAGAATTTGAAAAAGTATCGCAGTTACAGGTTCAAGGTGAGAACTACAGAAAACAAATGGATAGTGAAATTAGAATAAAAGAATTAGAAAAAAGCTATCAAGAAATGATACTGAAGTTTGAAACTCGTATTAAAGAATTAGAATTACAATACGGAACCAAGATTAATGAGGCTGAAATCAGAAGGGATGCAGTTTTAGCAAAAGAAGATTTAGTTCAGCAAGGCAAGTTAAGAGAACAAGCACAAAAAAGTGTTGATAAACAACTTGACCAAGCACAACAAATCATGCAAAACGTAACTAATGAACCAAAGCAAACTAAGTAAAGAAGTTTCAAGAGGCGAGAAAGCCAAACTACTTCTTGACGAACCGTTGTTTAAAGAGGCATTTGAAATGCTAAAAGCAGAATACAAAGATGCCCTACTTCAAACAAAACATGATGAGGATGCAGTAAGAAAAGTCTTATGGCAAGCATACCACATTACTGACAAAGTGGAGAATCACTTTCGCACCGTAATGGAAACAGGAAAGCTCGCTGCAACTCAAATCAATCAGCTCAAAAAAAATTCGACTTAAATCGAATACACCAACCCAAAAGGGAGTGTAACATTTAATAAGGAGGTTGTTATGGCAGATAGCCAACCAACTAACGTAGTTGATGCAGGAAATATTATTAAAGGTCTGATGACTGGAGATGATGCTGCAGAAACACCTGTAGAAACAGCAGTAGCTGAATCTACACAAACAACAGAAGAAGCAGAGGTAGAAACTTCTAGCGAGGAAACTGTAAACCCAAGTGACGTTCCTTACAAAGATCAAGGTGAAGAACCTTTAAGTGAGGAAATAGTCCAAGAAACATCTGAGTCGGAAGATATACAAGAAAACTCTGAGGAGCCTATTTATACTGTAACCATTGATGGTACAGACTTTGAGGTGACCCAAGATGAGTTAATTCAAGGGTATCAACGAAATGCAGATTACACTCGTAAAACACAGGAACTTGCTGCTGAAAGACAGCAATCAAGTGACTTTGTTGAACGATCAAAAAAAGACGTTGAACAAAAGATAGCTAGACTTGACGAATTAAACAAGTCCGCACAAGTACAACTTCAACAAGAATACGCACAAATAGACTTCGAAAAACTATATGACGAAGATCCTGTAGAAGCTGCAAGACTAGAGCATAAAATGCGAAAGAAAAACGAGCAACTTCAACAAGTGCAACAGCAAACTAACCAACTTCAAATGGAAGAGTTTCAAAAGTATCTTGATGAACAACAAAAGCAATTAAATATAAAAGTTCCAGAAATGAATCATCCTGAACAAGGAACGCAATTTAGAAAACAAATGCGTGATTATCTTTCTAACATGGGCTTTAAAGGTCAAGAAATTGACTCTATTTATGACCACAGATATGTGATGCTAGTTAAAGATGCGATGAATTATCGTAATCTTCAAAAAGCTAAACCAGAAATAAAAAAGAAAGCGGTCAATGCTCCTAAAGTTGTAAGAGGCGGTGTGTCTAAAACGAAAGGTCAACAGTTAGCTGAAGAGAAACGTCAAAAACTCTCAACACTACGTAAAACAGGCAAAGTTACTGACGCTGCTAAGATTTTCCGTAGTTTAGTATAACAAGAAGGAGGCTGTAATGGCACAACCAACTAACTTGTATGATACGTATGACACTACTGGTATTCGAGAGGATTTAATAGATGTAATCTATAACATTAGTCCTGAAGATACCCCAATTTTGTCTGCGATACCTCGTACAAAAGCAAAATCAACAAAGCACGAATGGCAACTTGACAGTCTTGCTACACCTGCCGCTAACAAAGTTATCGAAGGTGATGAAGCAACTGTTGACGCTTTAACTGCTACAACAAGGGCGTTTAACTACACCCAAATTTCTGACAAAGTGGTTGCACTTTCTGGAACACAATCGGCTGTAGATGCAGCAGGTCGTGCTGATGAAATGGCATACCAAATTGCAAAGAAATCGAAAGAGCTTAAGAAAGATATAGAATTTGCACTTATTAAAGGTCAAGTTCAAGCTGCTGGAGATGCAACAACTGCTAGAGCATTAGGATCTATTCCTACATGGTTAAAAACTAACGGTGATGCAGGAACTTCTGGCTCTCTTTCTACTGGTTCTGGTACTGACTTACCTAACTCTGGTACAGATAGAGACCTTACTGAAACAATTCTTAAAACAGTTGTTAAAGAGGTTTACGAATCTGGCGGAGAAATGGATATGTTTGTTTGTCCACCAAGTATAAAACAAACTGTATCTGGTTTCAACGCTAACACTACTAGATTTGGTCAAGCAGAAAAAAGAACTGAGTTTGCAGCTATTGACGTTTATAGCTCAGATTTCGGTGATCTTAAAGTAGTACCAAACAGAGTAATGGCAACTACAAGTGAAAGTAATGCTTTCCTTATCCAAAGAGATATGATGGCAACTGCTTACTTAAGAGACTTCCAAATCGGAGACCTAGCAAAAACTGGTGACTCTGAGAAGAAACAACTTTTATGTGAGTACACACTTGAAATGAGAAACGAAGCCGCACACGGTGTTCTTCTCGACATTAACCAATAATCTAATTGGGGGAGCTAGTCTCCCCCTTTAGAACATTTAAGGAACATTATGTATTACAAATTAACAGGAACAGTCCAAAAGGTAGATTACACAGGTACTGCTGCTAACAGTTCTGCTATATCAGGGCAAGTAAGGTATGTAAGGTTGTATGCAACTACTGATTGTCATGTATCAATAAACAATCCAGCAGTAACTGCAACTGCATCTATGACACCATTGCAAGCCAAAGAAGCAGAAATATTTAAAGTATCACCAGGCAATATCATATCTGTAATTAGAACTTCTGGTAATGGATCATTGTATATTTCAGAATTATCGGAGTAAATTATGTCTGACAACAAATCACCAACTACATTTAAAGTAGGAACGACACAAACTGTAGCTGTAGGAAGCTCATCTGCTGCAACATCAAACGCATTTGATGGACAAACTAGAGAAATAAGAGTTGTAACAACAGTAGATGCTTATGTGGAAATGAACGCTACATCACCAACTGCAACTTCAGGTAGTACCATAGTACCAGCGTTTACTCCTGAATATTTTAGAGTCACACCATCAACAAAAGTGGCTGTGTTAAGAGTCGGATCAACTGACGGAACTGCAAGAATATCTGAACTTACACAATGACGATTGCTACCAGGTTTTCTCACAGAGGACAAGATAGGTATAGAGATAGAAGAACTGATACTCCAAACGATAACTTAAAAGTACAAGATGCAACATACTTGTTAATTGAAAGCGGAGACAATATTAAATTAGAACAAGCTGTAGGCGTAGTCTTTAGTGGTGGTCCAATAGACAACTAATGGCTAAGAAGTGGAAAGCTCACACAGACCATGAGGCTATTCATCATGGAACATCTATTGGCAGAAATCCAAAGATGAGTTCTATGAATAAACATAAAAGAAGATCATTTAAAAAATATAGAGGTCAAGGCAGATGACGTTCAAGGAACTTGTCGAACTTCTAAAACAAAAAGAAAAACAAACTAAAAAGAAGAAACGGAATAATAATGGCAGATAGTAAGATTAGTGAATTAACCGCATTATCATCTCCAGCAAATGATGACGTATTTGCTATTGTTGATACCGATGCAGGTCAAACAAAGAAAATAACATTTGCAAATATTAACTCAGCAGTATCTGCTGCTGTATCTGCAGACGATATAGGAACTGGTGACGGTGCAGTTAGTATTGCAACAAGCTCTGGTAATATAACTATAGATGCACAAGCAGGCGATACTGATATTATATTTAAAGGTACTGATGGTTCATCAGATATAACAGCTTTAACATTAGATATGTCAGAAGCAGGGGCTGCTGCATTTAACTCTACTGTTACTGCAACTGGATTTGTTATTGGTAGTGCATCAATTGATGAAACTGAATTAGAAATATTAGATGGAGCTACTCTTTCTACAACTGAATTAAACTATGTAGATGGTGTTACAAGTGCTATACAAACTCAACTTGATGCAAAACAAGCAACACTTACATTCGGTATTTCTAATACTAATGTACCTAAGTTTACTACAGGCGTAGTTGATGATGACTTTTTAAGGATAGCTGGAACAACTGTAGAAGGTCGTTCTGCATCAGAAGTCTTATCAGATATAGGCGGACAAGCATCTTTAACATTTGGCATAAGCAATACTAATGCTGTTAAAGTAGACAGTGGTTCTGTTGCTGATGACGAGTACGCAAGGTTTACATCTTCTGGTTTAGAAAGCAGAAGTACAGCAGAAGTTCTATCTGACATAGGTGGTCAAGCATCACTTACTTTTGGTATCTCAAATACCAATGCTGTTAAGATAGATTCAGCAAGTGTAGCTGACGATGAGTATGCACGATTTACTGCTAACGGTCTTGAAAGTCGAAGCACCTCAGAAGTGCTAAGTGATATAGGAGGTCAAGCTGCATTAAGCTTTGGTATATCAAATACAAATATTCCTATCTTTACTACTGGTGTAGCAGATGATGATTTCTTAAGAGTCGCAGGTACATCAATTGAAGGTAGATCAGCAAGTGAAGTACTAAGTGATATTGGTGGACAGGCAACACTTACTTTCGGTATTAGTAACACAAACGCAGTCAAGGTTGATAGTGCTAGTGTTGCAGATGATGAATATGCTAGGTTCACAGCTAATGGATTAGAGAGTAGATCTACTTCAGAAGTACTGTCAGACATTGGTGGTATTACTGCTAGTTCTTCAGATACACTAACTAATAAATCAATAGACTCAGATAATAATACAATTACTAATATTGTAAATGCTGACATTAAATCTAGTGCTGCTATTGCATTTAGTAAGATGGCAGATCTTACAGCATCAAGAGCATTAGTATCAGATGGTAGTGGTGATGTATCAGCAGCAACTACAACCTCAACAGAAATTGGTTACGTTAATGGCGTAACATCAGCAATACAAACACAATTAGATGCAAAAGCTACAGCAGGTCTGGCGGTAGCGATGGCAATCGCATTATAAGGAGAAAACATGGCTCAAGATTTCGAATCCAATGGGGCTCAGATTACAAACTCAGCAACCACAATATATACATCAAATAGTGATGATGCAGTTGTTGGACTAAGACTTGCTAATATTTTAACAACTACTGTTACAGTAAGTGTTTGGGTATCAGAAGGCGGTTCTACAACTAGATACCTTGTAAAAGATTTATCTATACCGCCAGCTAGTTCAGTAGAATTAGTACAAGGTGGAGCTAAATTTGTTTTACAAAGTTCAGACGTTCTAAAAGGACAAGCTGGTACAGCAAATAGTATTGATGTATGGGTATCATTAGTCGATACAATTAGTTCATAGGAGATAACATGGCAGTAATACAATCAGTTGGTGGCGTTCAATATATTGGCGACACACCCCCAGGTGAAAAAATACACGAACACGATTCTGAAATTAATTTAGATCAGATCATCACAAGTGCTGTATTTGCTGGACCTATTACATTCGCAGCTACAGTTACAATAACTGGAACAGTAGTGGTTGTATAATGGAAGATATATATAATCCTAATCAAGAGATACATATTGATAGAGCAACTAGAAAGCTAGTAGTTAAGAACACACAAGATACAACTAACATTTTAAAAGAAAACAAAATTTTTCGCAATCATATACCTGAAGCACAAAAAGGAAACTTTCAACGTATTGCACAAATACCTTTAATTGCTTTAAAGTTAAAGACTAAAGAACGGTTTGGACATTCTAATTATTATAAACTTAATAAAGAAGAACAAACAAACATAATTAAAGAGATGGTCAATAGTAACGAGTATATGTACTTTAGAACAGGAGATAAGAGATTATAATGGCTTTAGATTCATACTCAAATTTAAAAACAGCTATAGCAAACTTTCTAGCAAGGGATGATTTATCTTCAGAGATAGATGATTTTATAGATTTAACTGAAGCAGATTTTAACCGCAGACTAAGAGTTAGATCAATGGAAACAGTTAATTCATCTTTTACAATAGATGCAGCAACTGAATCTTTACCTTCAGGCTTTTTGCAAGTAAGAAGTTTAGTCTTAACAAGTCCTGATCCTGATTCGGCTTTAGTTTTAATGAGTCCATATCATCAAGCAGATACCAACGGTTCTGACCAATCTGGACAACCAAGAGCTTACTCTATTGAAGGATCAAACTTTAGATTTAGCCCTACCCCAGATTCCTCATATACTGCAAGACTAACTTATTACAAAGCATTTGACGCATTAAGTGGTTCAGCTACGACTAATCACATACTAACTAATCATCCTGATGTGTATTTATTTGGTGCTTTATATTTTGCCTCTACATTTATTCGAGGTATGGATGCAGGAACTGTTGCACAGTTTAAATCACAATACGAAGCTGCATTGAAACAAGTTGAAGATGCAGATGAAAAAGATAAATATAACGGTTCACCTCTTGTTCAACGATCAGGAATTAATATTAACAACTTTGATAACGTAAACTAATGCAAGTACCTTTTGGAGAATGGCTGCCAGACTTGCCAGATCATTTGAATCCTGGAGCTACAGCAGCAAAGAATGTATATCCTGCTTCTAATAGTTATAGACCCTGGAAAGCTGTAACACAAGCAACTGCTAACGCTTTAACAGCTAGATGTCAGGGGGCTGCATCTTTTACATCTGACGGTGGTAATGTAAGTATCTTTGCAGGTGATGTAAGTAAACTTTATAGAATACTTGCTAACTCTGTAGTAGATGAAAGTGGCGGTACTACATTTAGTGTTGACTCTAATGGCTATTGGGATTTTTTAAAGTTTGGTGAAACTGTAATAGCATTCAACGGAGCTAATGCACCTCAAGCATGGACACTAGATTCATCATCAGACTTTGCAGCATTAAGTGGATCACCTCCATCATTTAGACACGCTGCTGTTGTAAATAACTTTATTGTTACAGGGTTTCAACCAACTGCACGAAACAAAGTACAATGGTCTGCAGTCAATGATGCAACTGGATGGACAGCAGGTACTAACCAATCAGATTCAGAAACACTTCCTGAAGGCGGAGTTGTTACTGGAGTAACTGGTGGACAGTACGGATTGATATTTCAAGAGAATAGAATCACACGAATGGATTATCGTGGTGGTAATGTAATATTCTCATTTAGAAGAATTGAAGATAACATAGGAGCAGTACAAGGTAAATCAGTTATTAAAGTTGGAAACCTTGTTTACTTTTTATCTGAAGATGGCTTTAGAGTTACAGATGGTAATACATCTAAACCTATTGGCAATGGTAAAGTAGATCGTTTCTTTAACGGAGACTTAAGATTTGCACACAGAGAAAAGGTTAAAGCTGCAGTTGATTATAAAAACAAATTAGTTTGTTGGTCTTATCCTTCAGTAGACTCAGGTACAACTGATAAACTTATAGTTTATAATTATGAAAACCAAAGATGGTCTATTGTTGAAATAGATCACGAGATGATATTTAACTACATATCACCAGGTTATTCTGTTGATGACTTAGATGATTACCCTTCTACTGGATCTAATAACTTAGATGCAATTAACGTACCACTTGATAGTGATATATTTGTAGGTGGGTTAAGATCATTTGGTGTATTTGATAACACACATAAGTTTGGAACATTTGAAGGAACAGCTTTAGCTGCTGAAGTAGGTACTGCTGAAACAGAAATCTTTCCTCAGAACAGATCATTACTTACTCATGTAAGACCAATAGTTGATACTTCATCTGCTACTGGTTCATTGACTTATAGAAATAGAGTTGCTGATTCACAAACAACAACTTCCCCTGTAACCGCTATGCACACAACAGGTACTATACCTTTTCATAAGTCAGCACGATATTTTAAATTTAATATGCAAATTGCAGCAGGTACTTCATGGAGTGATGCACAAGGAGTAGATGTAGAAGCAATTAAAGAAGGATATAGATGACATTTTTAGAACAATTACAACAATCAGCAGGACTACTAGGACAACAAATACAAAACGTAGAACCTTTTGGCGTTTATACACCAACTGAATCAGATTATATTCAAGGAGTGGCTCAAAATAAATGGTCTGGAAATCAATTCCAAATGCCTAACTTGGGTCAAAGCGTACACGGTGGCACTCAATATACTGGAATGGGAACTGGAGTAGGAACAGGAATGGGAACTGGAACCTATACTCCTGGAGTATTTGGTTCACACTATCAATCAGAAACAGGGATTCCAGTTGGAGTAACTTATCCAAACGGACTTATTAATCAAGGTCAAGGCGGAGGTAGAGATAGAGACGTAAATCCAACTGCATATAATTTTCCTAACTACAATATGATTCCAGGTATTCTTGGATTAATTAAAGGAATATCGGATATGCCACAAGGCACTAAATTCAAGTGGAACTCTGAAACAGAACAATATGAACCAGTTTCCTTTGTTAACCAACCAGAGGATGTAGAATCGTGGAATGTTGACCAATCTACTATGACGATGGATCAACAAGGTAATGTTACTTTTGGTAGAGATCCTTATGGTATTGGAGATTATAGTGGTCTTGATAATACAGCAGGACCTTCTCAAGATGATTCTGCTTTAGGTAAAGATTCTGGATCACAAGGACAAGGTTTCGGTGGACCAAGTGGACACGGTTCTGGAATGCAAGGTGGACAACACGGACCAACTGGCGGAATGGGTGGTCATGTTTCAGGAACTGCAAGATTCTAATGGCAAGTAAACAAGACTTACAATATGTTTACCAGACTATAGACAGCCCAGAAGAATACCAACGTATTGTAGAAGATTTAACTAATCAATTAATAAGATACCATAACGATGAAAATCAGGAGGTAGCAGCATGGTTTCTAGCGTGAACTGTAAACATTGTGAACATGAATGTCATTGTGGAAACAGTGGTCAATGTTCAATAGAAGATTGCGATTGTATTAATTGCGAACATAACGCACTAGACGAATTTTGGAAACATACTAAAGAAGATGGCACACACATATAAAAATAGTAAAGTAGACTTAACAACAACTAATGATACTGTTTTATATACAGTACCTGCGGTTACAACAAGTATTGTAAAATCTATATTAGTATCTAATGATGATGCAAGTAATGCTTGTGAGATAACAGCAACTTTACTTAATACATCAAATACAGTGTTTAGTTTGTTTAAGCAAAAAGATATAGCAGCTAAAACAACTACAGAACTATTAAGTAATCCATTAGTAATGAACACAGATGAAGAATTAAAAGTACAAGCAGAGAACGCTAATGATCTTCATGTTGTAGTTAGCTATTTAGAAATTACATGATTGGTGTAGTACAGATACCTAAAGAAAATATTAAAGACGTTTGGAGCTTAGTAGATGATTCAATTACAAAAGCTCTTGCGTATTCAGGTCATCATTTTAAAACCTCAGATGTTTACGAGGATTGTTTAAGCGGTGATAACCAACTATGGCTGGTTTGGGATGAAGATTCCGAACAGAAACTAAAGGGTGTTGTGGTTACAAAGATAATCATAAGACCTAATTCTAAGGTTGCAAATATATTTATCTGCACAGGGAAACAAAGAAAACTTTGGCAAGATAGATTGCACGATATAGAAAAATGGGCTAAAGATAATAAGTGTACGCACTTTGAAACTTATGCCAGACCAGGATGGTCTAAATTATTAAAACAAAAAGGGTATAAAATTACCCATTACTTACTAGAAAAGAAATTGGAGGAATAAGTATGTCAAGTGGCGGAGGAGACCAAACTACCACTCAAAGAACTGAGCCTTACGCACCTGCGGAACCGTTTTTGCAGGATATATTAGGCGAAGCTCAAAACATTTATAGAAGTGGTGTAGGTAGAGAGTTTTATCCAGGCAGTACAGTAGTACCGTTTGCAGACCAAACTCAACAAGCACTAAATTTAGGACAAGCAGCAGCCTTAGAACAAGCTGCACCATCGGCTTTGCAACAACAAGCTGCAACGACTTTTGGTAACTTTGCTTCAGGTGCTGGACAAAACCAATATTTAGATGATATTCGTTCTGGTATTACTTCAGATGTTATGGGTAACATCGCTACACAATTTGGTGGTATGGGAAGAACAGGAACAAGTCCTATGGCACAACAAGCTGCTGCTAGAGGTATAACTCAAGCCTACGCACCAATAGCTGCAAACCTTAGTCAACAAGAAAGATCAAGACAATTAGCTGCTGCTGGACAACTATCACCATTACAAGCTCAAATGGATGCAAGACGTTTTGGAGGAATAGGAAACCTCGCAGGAGTTGGAGCATCTTACGAAGATTTAGCAAAAAGACAATTACAAGATCAAATGGCAAGATTCCAATTTGGTCAACAAGCTCCTATGTCACAACTTCAAAACTACGCTGGGTTAGTTACTCCTATAGCTAGTGGATTCCCAGCTTCAACAGGAACAGAACCTGGAGGAAATCCTCTTCTTGGAGGACTAGGAGGAGCATTGGCTGGTGCTAATATAGCTAATTTATTAGGGTCTACTAACCCACTGTTTGCAATAGGTGGTGGATTAGCAGGACTTTTAGGAACATAAGGAGGATATATGGCTCATACATGGTGGCATCAAAATCCATTTGGACTTTTATCACAAGCAGCTTCAGATTATTTAACTGCTGGAAGTTTACCTTCTGCAACAGGTAGACCTTTTTTACCTGGCATGACTGTCAATCCTATTACTGGCGACAGAATGACTCCACGACAAAGGATTGAGATGAATAAAGCAGCAAGAGCAGGATTACTTTCGCCAGACAGATTTGGTAGAGTAAGACCTTCAAAGCTAGATAACTTTCAACCCTTACCTGGATCTTATTTAAACCCCAATAGACATATTGCTTCAGAAACAGACAGGATTCCTTTCCTACAAGATGTAGCTGCTGTGACAGGACCTATGGCAGAGGCAGGAGAGGTAGCAACAAACTGGGCTGCTAAAAATATAATTGATCCTGTAACTGGTTATTTTGCAGGTGCTGATCCTGTATTTCAAAACGTAGATACAAATTATAATTTTGAAGGTGCATCAGAAGCTGCTACGTCAGGAGTGTCTAAATCTTTAACAGGTGAAGGTGGTGTTATAGATAGTATGGTTGGTGGTGTTGAAAATATTGTAAATAATGTTCAACAATCAGCAGACAAAAGAAAAATGGATAGAGAAGCTGAAAGATTTAGAATGGCAAAAGATCCAACTGCTTATAGTCTTAATGATTTTAAAAATGATTTTCCTGAATTAGTACAACAAGGAGAAGATACTGTTAAAGAAGCCTATTCTGAATTTCGTAAGAATTATAAAGGTGGAAATTATAAACAAGCTAAAGACGCAGTAGAATCAAAAATTCAAGAAATAAAAAGTCAAGTTCAAGACTCTACTTCAGCTATTTTAGAAAACAAAAAGAAACAACAGGATGTTGAATCTTCTACTTTGCCTAAAGAAGAAAAGGAAAAAAAGAACAAAGAAATAAAAACAGAAAACGAAAACATAGTTAAAGATCAAGTAGAAAAGACTATGAAGAGCAAAAATCTTAGTGAGTTTATTAATAGTGATTCTATGCTTCTTGCAATATCATTGTTAGCTTCAGCCGAAAAAGGTGAAGGAACTGCTGAAGGTTTATTAAACGGATTAAAAAATTTACAAGAAGCTAATAAAACTACTTCTACTAGACTTGTTACTTTAACAAAAGGTGCAGACCAAAAATCTTTAAGAATAGATGATCCAACGGTAGACGCTTTAATAGCTGAAGGTTATGTAGTTAGACCTATGGATCCGTTAGCATCAATGATGGCAAGTATGTATAGCGAAGGTGGAATGGCAGGAATGGGAGCAGTAAGCGAAGCAGATCCTCAAGCGGTAAAAACCTTAATGGAAGCTAATCAAGGTTTAACAAGAGCAGAAGCAGAAAAATATGTTATTGAACAAGGTCTTACTTCAGGATAGATGGCACAAGAGATTATAATTCCTGAATCTTTAAAAAAGAAATCAGATGCCAATCAAAACAATGGTAATATTGTTATTCCAGAAAACTTAAAATCAAAAAAAATAAAAGTACCTAATACTCTTAAACCAAAAATAGGATTTGGTGAAAATGCTTTTAGAACTATAGTTGGTGCAGCTAGAGATGTAGCTCAGTCATCTGTAGAATTAGGTTATGATATATACGAATATGCTACTGATGAAAAATTTACAGACAAACAAAAAGAATGGCTACCTGAAGTACCTGAACCACAATATTTTGGTGGATCAATAGTAAGAGATATTGCAGGTTTTTTAATTCCATACGCAGGTATATCTAAAGTATTAAAGGCAACTAAACTTTTACCTGCAGCAAAGACTTATGTAGGTGGAGCTACAAGAGCAACTGTTGTTGGTGCTGCTGCTGAACAAGCAGCATTTAGTCCTGACGAACAAAGATTATCCAACTTAATTCAAAGTTATCCAAATCTTGCAAACCCAGTATCTGATTATTTAAAAGCAAACCCTGAAGATAGTGTAGCTCAGTCAAGAATGAAAATGGCATTAGAAGGAGCTGGTTTAGCTACAGCGTTTGATGTAGTTTTAGCAGGAGCAAGGGCATTTAAAACAAAGAAACCTGAATTAGAAAGAGGCTCTGTTGCTGACATCTTAGATAAAAAAACACCAGAAGATGTAGTTGCTTCTGTTAAAGTTCCAGATATAGAAATATCAAAAGTATCTGATGGCGTTATAAAAAAAACTAAAATGCGTTTTAGCGAAACTGCTGATACAGCATCAATAAAAGAAAAAGCTGAAGATATTGCAAAAAAAACCAAAGAAGAAGAAGTTGGTTTACCAAAATACGCAGGTAATATAAATCTTAGAAGAATAGATAGCGATGTACCAATTAAGTCTATATTAGATGATATGGTTAAAGCAGATGCTGCTTTATTTAAAGCTGCACGTGGACCAAAATTAAATGTTGAAAGTGAATTGTATAAACTGGCTGACGATCTTGGTTTGGATGCTAATGATTTTATTAAAAATAGAAATATAGATTGGAAAAACTTACCTGAATATATTTACGCTGCTAGAAAATTAACAACAGCTTCTATTGAAGATATGTATATGTCGGCAGTAAAAGCAAACAACACTAAATCTCCTGCAGATTACATAGAATTTCAAAGATCATTAGAACGTGCCAACAATATGACAGAACAACTTACTGGTCTTTCTGCTTCTTGGGGTCGTGGTGGACAAGCATTTAAAGAAATGGCAGATGGTTCAGCTTTTACATCAAAACAAAGAAAAGCTGCAACTAATGAATTTTGGGAAGGTGCAAGAAAACAAGATTTAACAGAATTTGCTAGAACTATTGCAGAAACTCCTAAAGAAGAAATTACTAGCAGGGCATTAAATAAATATGCACGTGCTTTTCCTGATGCTAAAGGCATTGAAAAAATACAAGAAATTTGGTTAAATGCTTTATTATCAAATCCTGTAACTCACGCAGTTAATATGACATCTAATGGGTTAATTGCTGTATGGACTGTACCAGAAAGATTTTTAGCTGCTGGTATATCTAAAATTACTGGTAAAGGTAGAGAAGGTGTAACCATAAGAGAAGCTATTGCTAAAGGATTTGGAACCTTAGAGGGATTTGGAGATGGTTTAAGAAAAGGTACTCGTGCTTTAGTTAATGAAGATTTTTCTGACCAATTTACTAAGTTAGATAATAGAAGAAGAGTTATTAAAGGAGTGGGAGGAAAGGCAGTTCGTATGCCTTTTCGTTTTCTTGCTGCAGAAGATCAGTTTTTTAAAGGCATTGGATATAGACAAGAGTTAAATGCTTTAGCAATGAGGCAAGGATTAAAAGAAAATTTAAGCGGTAGAAAACTTGCATCTCGAATTGATGAAATTAAAAATGCTGATTTGGTAGCTTTAAGCAATAGAAGAATTAAAGCCATTAATGAAGGTGATAACGTTTTAGCAAAAGAATTACAAATTAAAATAGACAGTGTTGATAATGTAAGAAGGGCAGCAAAAGAAGGAGCTAACTATCAAACATTTACAAACACTGCTGGTCCTGTTGCAAAAGTATTTAAAGATTTAGTAGTTAAATACCCAGCAGCTAGATTTATTGTTCCTTTCATTAACACTCCAGCAAACATTATAACATTTGCTATAGAAAGAACTCCTGCTGCTCCTTTGCTATCCAAGTATAAAGAAGCTATAAAAGCAGGTGGTGCTGACGCAGATATTGCTAGAGCTAAAATGATTATGGGTACAGGAGTAATGTCTTACGTTACCTATCTTGGTATGCAAGAAATAGTTACAGGCAGAGGACCGACTGACCCTTCCGCTTACAAAATATGGAGAGAAAATCATCAACCGTATTCTATAAGAATAGGTAATCGTTGGGTTGCTTATAATCGTGTCGAACCTTTAGGTGTATTGTTTGGTTTAGGTGCAGACTTTGCAGATTTAATTAGATACGCTGATAGAGATGATATAGAAGATTTTGATGAAAAGATGACAACAATGACATCTATGATGATTGCATCTTTTACAGATAACATTACAAATAAAACTTTTTTAACTGGAGTAAGTAATGTTATTGATGCCATAGCTGATCCAGAAAGATCAGGTGGTTATTTTATCAGTAGATTAGCTACTAGCTTTGTACCAAGAGTTATTGCTAATGTAAGAAATCAAATGGATCCAGTGAGACGAGATACACAAAATTTAATGGATAGTATGAGGAACCAAATTCCTACATTATCCGAAGAATTGCCACCTCGTAGAAACATTTTTGGTTTTGTTCAAGTATATTCTGGCACATTGGGACCAAAGTTTGTTTCTCCTTTCTATTCACAGACAACCTCTGTTGATTCTGTTTTTGATGAAATGGAAAAACTAGAAATTCGTGTAAGTATGCCTTCACGAAATTTACGTGGCGTAAAATTAACTAGCTCTCAATATTCTGAGTTATTGCAATATATGAGGCAGTTACAAACTTATGAAAAAATTAACACAATAATAAAATCACCACAATACGCAAACGCAAGTCGTTTTGCTAAAGGTGAATTAATAAAAAAAATAATACAAGAAGATCAAAATGTTGCACGTAATTTATTTTTGATGAAAAATCAAGATGTATTACAAAAAACAATAACGGAAAGATTTAAAGATTTTTATAACTAGGAGATAATATGGCAGGTACTGGAGTAGGTAAATATAGTACAACAGCAGGTAGTAATACTGACACACAAACTGTTAACTGGGCAGAAGGTATGGCTCCTTCTAACATTAACAATGCAGCACGTGAAACCCTTGCAAGTATCAGATCAGCTTATAACCAATTAGGAGAAGGCTATTATGAATATGGCGATGGAGATGGTTCTTATACAGTAGCTAGAGTTGATGCAGATACTATTACTATAAGTGCAAGTGGTACTGACTTAACAAGTGTATATGATCCAGGTCGTAAGATAAGAATTAAAGATTCTGCTGGAAATATAACTACAGGAACTATTTCATCATCAAGTTATTCTAATCCTTTAACCACAGTAAATGTAACCAATACCATTGCTGGTACTGGTACACCTTTAGTTGTGGAATTAGGAGTACAAGGTTCATCATCTGAGTTAGTCGTAGATGCAGACAACGATACTAAAATACAAGTAGAAGAAGGTTCTGATGATGACACAATAAGATTAGATACTGGCGGCACAGAGAGACTACAGGTCTCATCAGCAGGGGCGTTTGCCTTGCAGAGTGCTGGCGGTTCATTTATACATTCAAACACAATATCTAATACATTTACTTTGACCAGCCAGAATATGTTTATGGTCGGTCCAGTAAGTGTAACAGGAGTTATTACAGTAGGTTCTAATTCTACTGTTGTCGTAATATAAGGAGAAACAAATGGCAGGAATACAAATAGACGGAGTTAATAATAAAATTGACTTTGATGATGATGCAGATACCAGTATATCGTCTAATACAGATGATACGCTAGTAATAGAATCTGGCGGTGTAAACATAGCATCTATTACAGCAGGAGAGTTTGCAATAAACGAAGGCTCAGCAGACATAGACTTCCGAGTAGAATCTAATGGTAATACTCATATGCTATTTGTTGATGGTGGCAATAACCGAGTGGGAATGATAACCACTCCTGATTTAGGTATTGGATTACATATTAGAGAATCAGATAGTGGTGGTTCTATTGATGCTTGGGCAGATGCTTTAGTTATAGAAGGTTCTGCTGATAGTGGTATGACAATTTTATCAGGCAACACTTCTGATGGCAGTATTAACTGGGGTGACGATGGTGACAATGATGCTGGTCGTATAGTTTATAATCATAATCAAAACTCATTAAAATTTTACAATGGTGGTGCTGAGAGAGTGTCTATTGCAAGTACTGGTAATGTATCAATAGGTGGCACATCTTCTGCTGGTTTATTTAATCTTTACACAATTAGTCATGCTTTAAATGCTATGGTTCATACTAATAGTTCTGATACTGGCACTATACATAATTTAAGATGTATAAACGCAAGTGGAACTCTTGTAGGTGGGATAACTAATGATGGAAGTAACACAGCTTTTGCTACCTCCTCAGATTATAGATTAAAAGAAAATGTAGATTACACTTGGGATGCTACAACAAGATTAAAACAACTAAAACCTGCTAGATTTAATTGGATTGCTGATGATACAAATACTTTAATGGATGGCTTTATAGCACACGAAGTATCAAGTATTGTTCCTGAAGCTGTGCGTGGAGCAAAAGATGCAACAAGAACTGAAATAGATGAAGATGGAGACGAGCAAACTTTTATTGAACCTCAAGGTATAGACCAATCAAAACTTGTACCATTGATGGTAAAAACTATACAAGAACTAGAAGCAAGAATAGCAGCATTAGAAGGATAATTTATGTTTAAACTAGACGATAAAGAATATGACGAAACTAAGATAAGCCCTAAAGCTAAAGCAGCTTTGGAAGAATTAATCCGTGTATCTAAACAAATGCAAGACCTTAGATTTGCAAATCAAGGATATACCAACATATTAAAAGAAGAATTAAAGGAGACTAAGGATGAGTAGTGAAATTAAAGTAGACACTATTAGTGAAAATACTAGTGCAAATGGCGTAGCCATAGATAGTGTAACATTGAAAGATGGTGCGTTTACTGCAACAGCTGGAAGTACAATTACAACATCGGGTAATGAAAAGACACTCTCACTAATATCAACAGATGCTGATGCTAGTCACGGGCCTTATATTAGAATGTTTAGAAACTCTAGTTCTGCAGCGGATGAAGATTTAGTTGGTAGAATAGATTTTGCCAACACTAATGACGCCCAAGAAGAAGAAAATTATCTTATGATGTATTCAAGAATTGAAGATGCATCTAATGGTAATGAAAGTGGTAAATTCTATCTTGATACTATGGTAAATGGTACAAGTACAAGCAGAATCTATATGAAAAAAGATTTGACTGTATTTAATGAAGATTCAGGTGACATAGACTTCCGAGTAGAGTCTAATAATCAAAGTCACGCAATATTTGTAAATAGTGGTACTGACCGTGTTGGTATTCTTGAAGATAGTCCTGATGCAACACTTCATATGAAAAGCAGTGAAAATACTTATAGCTTTAAAGTTGAAAATGCTCATGCATCCTCACCTTATGGTATGCAAGTTTTATATAGTGCTGATGATCCTGATAGTGGATCAGATAACTTTTTCTTTGTTGGACAAGCCTATGATGGAAGTAGTTGGAATGTAAGATTTGTTGTTTATGGTGATGGAGATGTTAAGAACCACGATAATAGTTATGGAGCATATTCGGACGAAAGAATTAAACAAAACATAACCGATGCTAATTCTCAATGGAATGATATTAAATCTCTTAAAGTTAGAAACTTTAAAAGAAAAGATGATGTTAGAAAATACGGTGAGGATAAAGCAAAAGTTCAAATAGGTTTGGTAGCTCAAGAATTAGAATCCGTTTGCCCTAAATTAGTTGATGAAGCTAAACCAAATTCATCAGACGTTTTAAGTTCCTCAGAATTTGGAACTCTTTATGAAGATGGAGATACTATACCAGAAGGTAAAGCAATAGGTGATGTAAAAGAAGAAAAAGAAAATGTTAAAGGTATTAAATATACTGTTCTTTACATGAAAGCTATCAAAGCATTACAAGAAGCTATGACTAGAATAGAAACATTAGAAGCTGAAGTAACAGCACTAAAAGGAGAATAAGATGAGTGAAATAAGAGTAGATACAATATCAGAGAAAACATCCACATCGGGTGTAACTATTGATAGTTTAGCAATCAAAGATGGAAGTTTATCTTGTGCAGCAGGTGCTGCTTTATCAATAGATTCTGCTGGTCATGTAACCAAACCACTACAACCAGCCGTCCTTGCTGTTCCTAATGCTACACAAAATGATATGGCAACAGGATGGGTGACTATCGTATTTGGCTCTGAGGTATATGATGTTAATTCAGATTTTAATACTTCAACCAGCACCTTTACAGCTCCTGTTACAGGAAAATATATGGTAACAGCTAATGTAGATTTAAGTGATATTGATACAGCTACTCAATGGATGTATGGAGGTGTATTTGTTACTTCTAATAGAACTTATTACATGAATCTAGTAGATCCAACAAAAGAATATTCTGCAGACAACAATTCAAGTTTTAGTAGTGCAGGGATAGTAGATATGGATGCAAGTGATACTTTGCTCTTTAAAGTAAGAACTTCCGCTCATGGGGCAGCACAGATGAATGTCATGTATGGTAGTGGTGAAACCTGGTTATCAATATGTTTGATAGCATGATGAAACAATCAACCTTAAAGGAGGTAAAATATGGCTAATCATAAAAAAGAAGTCACACTGACAGATCTTCAACAAACAATTCTGTCTAATGATTTATACAACGACACAGATAATGCTGGTCTAGATGCTTGGATACAAGATGCAGTTGATGGTAAAATCAACAACTGTTGGAAACGTATGCGACAAGAATGGACTCAAAAGTTAATGGATGATGATTCATTTACAGATTCCATTCCATCTAATCAAGCAGACTTTGTAGCGTTAGTAACAGCTCGTTCTGATTATAAAAACAGAAAAGCTAGAGACGATAGTTAATGGAACAAGAAAACAGAGAAGCTATTATCCGTATAGAGGGTAAGCTAGAACTGTTAGACCAAAAGATGAATACCTTAAAGGACAATCATCTTACCCATATCGAAAGAGATATGCGACAATTACGAGGTCTGGTATGGTTTATAGGTACTACTGTTTTCGCACAGATGTTATTTTTGATTATTCGGACAATTATGTAGTATTGCACATTTAGTGCAAATCGAATAAAAATCAAATATGTCAAACAGATGTATATTGATTATTTCAGATACTCATTGTCCTTATCACCATGAAGATTTGATTCCTTTTTTAACTGCGATCAAAAAGAAGTATAGACCTGATCGTGTAGTTCACATTGGCGATGAAACAGATAAACACGGTCTTAACTTTCACGGTCAAGACCCTGACTTACCAAGTGCAGGAGATGAGTTATACGAAGCAAGGGAAGCTATTCATGCTATTGAAAAACTTTTTCCCAAAGTAGACTTACTACATTCAAATCACGGAAGCCTTGCATACAGAAGAGCTTTCAAAGCTGGCTTACCCAAAGCCTACATGAGAGACTACAACGAAGTCTTAGAAGTGGGTAGAGGTTGGAGATGGCATAGCGAACTAACAATAAAACTACCTAATGGAAATGACGTACATTTTCATCATGGTAAATCAGCAAACATATTAACCGTTGGACAAAAGCAAGGCACTTGTTATGTTCAAGGACACTATCATACCAAGTATGGCATTTCCTATTGGGGAAACCCATCATCACTTTTATGGGCGATGCAAGTAGGATGTTTGATTGATAAAGACGCATTAGCTTTTGCGTATGACAAAGTATTCAAAGATAGACCGATCATTGGTTGTGGAATAATTATAGATAGCCAACCGCAACTTTTACCAATGGTATTGAATAAAGGTGGAAGATGGAATAAAGTGTGTCCATGAAAACACTAGAACGTCAAGAAAGTGGAGATCACTACAAAAGGTTTATTATTCAACCTGCAGAGTTTATTAATATGAACAACCTTCCATACGCTGAAGGCAACGTCATAAAGTACGTGTGTAGGCACAAATTTAAGGGTAAAAAGGAAGATATTAAAAAGGCTATACATTACCTCGAAATGATTATAGAAAGGGATTATGAGTAGCGTGGCGAGAATGGAAGTGCCAAATAGGATGAGATCCGTCAATGTGCGTATGCTTATTGACACTATGCCTATAGTTTCCACAATAGATTATGACATATCTGATACTGGTGTTTTGCCAGTAGGAATATGGGTAAAAACAAAAAAATCAGAATCTACACTAGACAGAGAACTTAGAAGTTCTGGAAAAGCAGTATCTTTACTCTTACAATATGGTTGTTCTTTGAAAGAAGTGTCAGAAACTTTTACAAGAGATAGCATTATTGGTTCGGTGGTGTGGTATTTAAACAAAAATTTAGACGATATTCTTTCAGGCAATCAACCTGAAAAATGCCCAAATTTATCTACTCAACCAACTGGATATACAATAAAATGAACGATATTAAAGATAGAATAAAAGCACACGAAGGCTATAGGTTAGAGCCTTATCATTGTACCGAAGGACACCTTACTGGTGGCTGGGGTCATAAGATATTAGATGGTGAAGAAGTACCTAAATCTGAGGAAGGGTGGCAAAACCTATTTAATAACGACTTTGAAAAGGCGTTTAATGGAGCAAATTCGCTTATAGGAGAACATTTAGAGAACACTGAATGGTCGGAGCTACCTGAACCCAAGAAACACGCTATAACAGGCGTTTTGACGGAAATGTGTTTTCAGCTAGGACAAGCAGGAGTAGGCAAATTTAAGAAGATGTTTACTGCACTTGGCAAATGCGACTTCAAAGAAGCTGCTACACAGATGAGAGATTCACGCTGGAACAAACAAACTCCAGCACGTTGCTTAGAACTAAGCGGCATTATCCAAAACTTATAAGGAAATATTATGTTACAGATGTTGATTAAACCCCTTCTAGGGGTCGCTGGTGATATGGTTAAAGGCGTAATAGAAACTAAGAAAGCCAAATCAGAAGCAAAACTTACAGAGATTAAAGCTGCTACTGCACTTAAAGAGCAGCAGATCGCAGGTAAAGTGTCGTGGGAAGCATCGGCAGTAGACCAAATGAAAGATAGCTGGAAAGATGAGGTCAGTTTAGTTGTCCTACTTGCTCCAGCAGTTTTAGTTTTCATTCCTGGTTGTCAAGAATTTGTTAAAAGTGGATTCGTTGCTTTACAAGAGCTTCCTGAATACTACCAACATTTATTATACATTGCTATCTCAGCGTCATTTGGCATTAAGGGCGTAGGATCAGCAGCTAAGATGTTAAAAAAGAAATGATTGTGAATGTACTTCATAATCACCGCAATGCTATTTTTCAGTAGTTCTGAACAAGTTATTTATACACAATACGATAAAGCTACATTTGATTCCGTACCTACTTGCCAAGAGTTTTTATTTCACAATAAAGTTCAACTCACATTAGACCTTTTTGATAACCACAATCAAAAGGGAGATATGAAAGGGTATGAGTTTTTCTGTGAAAGCCGATACTCGACTGAACAAGAACAAGAACCAGGACAAGAGATATGAAAAACACAATTATAGTCGTAGGCGTAACTGCAATTATGCTGTGGATCTTTGGATCCTTAATGGATCAGGCTATGGCAGACAATGATGTAACTTCAAGTGGGTCAACCACAAACGATCAAGTAAATTCCACAGGTTCAAATACTGCAATTACAGGTGGTTACAATTCTGAAACTGAAAATACAACAAATTATCAAAGTGGTTCATCTTCTAACACTACTACAAATGCAACAACCAATAACAATAGTTATACAGGAGATACTAGAGTAGTTCCTTCTGCATCTGCACCTAGTATATCAGCCATGTCGCAGGATTTGTGTGTTGTAGGGGTCTCTGGAGGATTACAAAAGTTTGGATTAGGTGCATCTATTGGTGTTACTAAACGTGATATGAATTGTGAGAGAATGAAACTATCTAAACTTCTCTATGATTTTAATATGAAAGTCGCAGCAGTATCTATACTCTGTCAAGATGCAAGAGTATTTCAAAGCATGGCTCATGCAGGAACTCCCTGTCCATTTAATGGTAAAATTGGGAGTGAAGCTCTAGCGGAATGGAACAAGTACGACAAACAAAGACCAGACTATGAGGAGTACACAAAAGCTCTTAGATACATGGAAAAGGTAGACGCTAAAATATTGGAGGGGTTAGATGATAAAGAAAGCTATATACTTGACAGTAATGGCGAGCCTACTAACATTCTCAAGTAGTGCTGATACTGTAACTATTGAAAATTTTCCCAATCCAGGCGACACTACAAGCACCACAACTATTACAACTGGTAATCCTGTAACTACAGGCAACCTAATATCTCAGCAATGGAATGATGGTAGTTGGACAGGAACTATGTTCCCAGATAGTTCTGATATAAATGAATCAATATATTTGACTGGTAAGGATAACGCTTTTGCAGAATCTACAATTAATTCTCAAGGCATACTAACTGAACAAGAATTACAACAAGGACTAACATCAGAATTATCTGCAGATATAAGATGGTGGAATCCTCAAGCATCAACCGTTACGATGACACAAACTGCAACTAATGGTATTGATACTACAACACAAAGTATAACTTTAGAAGATACAACCAATCATAACTATCAGTTTAATAATTATTCTAATACATTAATTATTGCACCTAATGCAGAGAACACACATGGTACATTAACTGCTAGATTTAGTTTTGATATACAAGGCAACGCCTCTTATAACGGTGGTCATGCTGGCGTTGATGTACGAGACCCAGAACTTAAACTTAACTATAATGTTTTATCTTCAACAACAGTTACCACAGTTGAATACTGTTGGGAAAAGAACCCACCCACTTGTCCTGCACAGGATGAGATTGCTGAAGTTGCCAACTTTATAGATACATTTGAAGATGATTTAGATGACCTATATCTAACTGATATATATCTATATGAAGAACCAGGCATACCTGAGTTCATAGATATTGAATACTCATTCAATCCTGAGATATTTGAAGAAGAAGAATTTGAAATAGAAGATACATACTTAGCACTTGACGATTTTTTTTTTGAAGAACAGTTCTTTGAAGATGACTATTACGCAGAACCTATCATGGAAGAATTTATTCCAGAAGATATTATATTTGAAGAAGTAGAGTTCTTTGATGAACCACCACCTATTGAAGAAGTATATGAGATGGTTTCTATAGATGAAGAAATGTTTGTAGAAGAATTTACAGAAGAAATGCAGGAAGAGTTCATAGAGGAAGTAGAAGAATACTATGAAGAAATTGTTGAAGCTGAACCAATAAAGGAAGAAGCAAATGAAATTGAAGAACAACCCAATAGCGAAAGCATTGTTGCAGACGAACCTATTGAAACCGAAAGTCCTACCCAACAAGAGGAAGATAAGCAGGAGCCAACTGAAGTCGCAGATGTTGAGGGAAGTCCACTTGAAGAACCAAGTGCTGTCAAAGAGGATGTTTCAGAACCAGAATTAAAATCTGAATTAGATATTAAAATAGCTACACTAGAGAAAGTTATCAAGTCTCAGATTAAAGATAGCATACAACAAACAAATGTTACATTGAATGTTATTAATGAAGTTGTTAGTAGAGAAATGATAGCTATGCAACCTGATATGTCTAGCTATGCTGACATGAACCAGGCATTGTTTGATACCAGACAATTACCACAAGGTAATCAAGATTTCTTTATGCAAGTAAGTTTAGCTAGTTACGACAAAACTATTTACGGAACACAGGTTAACCTAGTAGGTACTGATCCTGTTGTTCAATATCAAATTAAACTTAACGAAGCTAAGTCAGCTACTGATGCAGCTTATATTAAACTAAAAGGATTAATGGATGCCAGACTTAATTAATAAACTTAGCACCTATGCGAGCCTTATTGGCGTTGTATGTGCCATTGGTGGAGGTTTTTATGCTTGGGGTGAGTTCCAGACAAGACTAAACGCACTTGAAGGACAAGATTATGTGGTCAATCAAACAGTTGACCTAACCGATGTAAACAATCGTATTAACAATTTGATTTACAGTATAGATGAAGGAGATGACGAAGCATTAGAAGCTGTTCGTTCTCTTGCAGCAACATTAGAAGCTGTTAAAGGAGATATTGCAATTAATGGTGCAGCCATTGAATATCTTGATGCAAAAATAAACGAACTGAAAGCAGCCAACGACAACCCACTTCTAAATTAGAATCATTCTAAACTATGAAATTATCAGAAGCCACTAACATAAGTATGCCAGCTAAAAATCTTTTAGCAATATTGGCAGCAGTCGCAATCGGAACCATGAGCTATTTTGGGGTAATTGAAAGATTAAATCGAGTGGAAACAGAGATACAGTTAATGCAACAAGATATGATAGCAGCCAATGAATTTATAGACGGTGTTCCTAAAGGCACGATGGTCAGTCCACAAGTAAATGAGCTTTATATGTTAGTGGAATGGCTTTCAAAAACACAAGAAGAATTGCGTACTCACGTTAATGCAGAGATTCCAGAAATTTCAAAACTAAATATGCAATTACAATTTATAGAAGAACGTATGATAGATGTTGAAATGTTAATTGATAAGATAAGACAGAATGGAATATCACATGATTGAAACACTATTCGCAGTATTGCTTATAACTAACGGTTCGATAATTGAAACAGTTCCAACTGAGGGAATGGCTGATTGTCTTAAGACCAAACGAGTAGCTATGCAGAATATAGGAGAAGATCAAGAAGGAATATTTATGCAGTGTGTCCAGGTGGAGGCTGAAGTCGAGATGGACATGGGGAGGAAGAGAATTGTCAAAATCCTCACAGAGAACCCAACAGGGAATTAAGAGATATTTCAATCTAGACAATATTGTTGATACAGGAGTTGACGTAGCACTGGTTGTTTTTGATGTACTATCTAGTCCAATCCTAATCGTAATGCGTGTAATAAGATGGTTCTTAAATGAATTTGTACTAGGTCATGTCAAAAGATTTATAAAACTCATAATAAGACTTTTCATTAAGTCAGATAAAAACAATGGAACTTAAAATATACGTAGCTTTATTTGTATTAGTAATGCTGTTTATTTGGAGTTCAGTGTGAGTTGGAATTTTAACCCACCACCAGAAAAGATAGATGTTGCTATTCTACTTTTGGTTTTATTGTTAATACTTCATAAATTGTTTTAACATAGCAACTGGGTCAATGTCATCATCATCCATAACCTTCATATACATTCGGTATATATATTCATCATTCATTCCTGATAAAGCACAAACAATTTTATAATCATCTAATTGTCTTTCAAACCACAAACGAGCTTCTAAGCATTGGTAAAAACTTTTCAATCTTTGTTGGGATAACAAATGACCCTTACTATCAGTGATTTGAAATTTATATTTATGCCTTCTTTTTGGAGCTTCATATATCTTTACATCATTAAAATCTATTCGAGCATCGTGGATTGCCTGAACAATTACTGCAACCCATAGTAAGCTCTCAGGAGTTAGACTCTCGGTATGGCTAAAAAACTCAGTAACATCCGATTTCACTACACCGACTGTCTTTTATTCGCTGATATAGTTTGCCATAATTGACAGATCAATTTGTTATGATCCATCTTATATTCTAATTTTAGGTATTGTTCTTCTGCGTGTCGCAGATTATCAAGGTGAGTTTTATATTCTTCATTAGCTAGTGCTTCTGTTTCTCTTGCAGATACAGACATATTACTACTGATCTTTGACATCAATTCTGCTTTTACTGTTTTACTAAATCTATCAAGATCGTGGTAGGCAGCTTTAGCTTCTGCTAAAGAATCCTCATTTTCAAGCATCCAATTAAGTGCTGCTTGTACTTGGCTTTCCGTTATCATAAGGCTCAATTATACTTCCTGCACATTCATATCTGTCCTTACCTTCAAGGATATATATTGGTGCGTTAGGCTGATTTGCAAAACTACGAGCAAACTCAAATGCGTTCCACTTGTGTTTCTTTTCGTTCATAACCTCAATATATTGTGCTTCACGCTTATTCGCAAGTCTTTTGTTCTCCTTATGTTCTTCTTTTTTCCTCTCCAAAGGCGGTGTACTCTCGTTTATCTTATCCTGAAAGGTTAATAATTCCTGATAAGGTATGCGATACAATTTCACATTTGGATTGTTTTTTAGGGGGATTAAGGGATATTTACTCGCAAATTGTTTAGTACAAACGAGGTAATTCTCCCATAACTTAGTTCCGTTTTTTCTACGATAATCGCAGTAAACGTGAACAATATTTGTATTATTAAAAAGATAAGATCCAAGACCAATAATCCAATTTCCATTCTGCCACTGTGGAAATTTAAGATGAAAGTCTTTTGGTTTCATTTTCTATCTTTTTGCTTTATGTAACCTTTACCACATTTGGCGGAACAAAATTTCTTAATCTTAAATGCAACTTTAGTAAAGACTTGAAACTCTGCTCCACATTTTTCGCAATTTTTAGTCATTCACTTTCTTTGTCTTTGTATCTTTCACTATATTCTTTTGGCTTAAAGTTATCTAATCTTTTAGACAAGTTATCTAACTTAGATGCTTGAGCTAAAATTTCTAACAACTCTATTTCTTCTTCTTGCCAAGTTTTAGAATTGGTCGTTGAATGGTTCATCATCTCCTCCTATTTGTTTTCTAATATACTGCAATGCTCTGTCTGCATACGCTTCTAAATCATTAGCAGATTTATTAGATGTAACACCTCTAGTCCATATACCAGTAATTAACATTTCTTCACCTTTAGACAATCCACTACTTACTGGAATTGTTTTAGGTTCAGTAGTTTGACCATTACTTTGTGGTGTTGGTTCAGGTGATTGTTCGTTTTGTACAACAGTAGTAATATTGTTAGCTTGATAATACGTTTTACCATTACCACTTGTTTTACCAGTAGCACCTTGTATTTGAACAAAGTCATCTTTACCATAATCGCATTGTGGTAAGTAAACACGGTAATCTTCGCCATCACTACCACTCACATAAACAGTATAGTTATCACCAGGTTTCTTAGGCTCATACTTTCCTGTTATTTTTCCTATTATATTAACACTCATTAGTTTCCCTCCTTTAGTGTTTCTGTGGGATCATATTTTTTTAGACACTTCCAATACGTTAATAACGCATTAAACATTTGTAAATGTCTTTTATGACTATCTCTCTCCCACACATAAGAAACAATCACTTCTGGGTTTTTCCTATCAATAAAGATAGAAACTCTTGTAGGGTCTTGAATGTTTAATAATTGACCATAAGCTGACAACTGCATACCATGATTATCAAATACTAAACTCTTTGCTTCTACACCCTCTAAATTATCTTTTGTTTTAAAATCTATCACAATGCCTGTTTTGGAATGTAAATCTATTGCACCACCAAAACCTTCTTCTTTACTCGTATAAGATTGTTCTGATAACCATTCCTGATTAGGAAATAGACCATTCACAATTTTATCCACACAAGAAAATGTTTTACTTTCTTTCTTACCAGCAAAACCCATATTTATATCTGCGTGTATTATTGTTCCTTGTTCAGCAGCTTTTTCTGCTTGTTCTTTTGAATCTTGTCTAACACGATATAAAAACTGTTCATCAGTTTCATCTTCCTCTCTTGGAAGAGTGAGAGCAGCATTGATACCTTGATTGATTTGCCAATTTACCAGACCAGGTTTTGCAGCCTGATCTAATATTGTAGTAACGGAGGGAACTAAATTTAATTTACGAGCATCTCTTAGGTTTGTATTTCTTTCTTTTCCATTTTTACCCACAAGGGTATATAAAGGTTTACCCTCTAATGTGTACCAATGACCTTTTTCTGATGTATTTTCCATTTAACCTCATTATAATAATATAATATTATTTAACTATATTGTGTAATCATAAAACAAACTATATAAATACAATATAATTATAATATAATGCTATTTGTAAAATCGTGTCAATAGAAAAAAAACTCGCAGATATTAACAGTTTATTAACAACTGTTGGTCAAAAAAAACATATTAAATATACGTTAGGCAGAAAACATTGGACTGAAAAACACATATCTACTATGAAACGCAAACTTTCTAAAGACAGGTTTGCAAGTTGGTATAAGGAGTATGTAAAGCAAATTGACGGAGCTTAAACAAGAGGACAGAAGAGAAATTGAGTATCGTGGCAACCCCAAAAGGGATCTTGTCCGTGCATACAACATTCGTGAAAGTGAGATTGATTATTTAGGAGCTAAAAAGATTTTAAGTATGGAGCTTTTAGAAGTTGCTAATAAATACAGAGGTTTATTCGAGAAATCACAACTCAAGGCTTCTGGGGATAACTTGTCTATGATTAGATATGGTGTCAGGATTGATGGCAACCCAACACCTCAAGGCGATCCAAGACTAGACGCAGTACAAGCTTTAAACTATGTTCATCGTGTCATAGGAGATAGATACACAGTGGTCTTACAAAAGATAGTAGGTGAGGGTTACACACTTAAACAATTCGCTAATTTGATAGGTATATCAGCGAGGAAAGCTAGTTCTAATTTAAAGGAAGCCTTACACTTTGCTAGTGAACCACTAGGATTG